TTAAACTGTCTCATGAACCAGCATTCCATCTATGAATGTTAATTTTGTGGACTTAACAGTTGAACCGCTTACATCCGTTACCACAGTTACTGTTTTCGTGGTGCCTTTGTAATACGTGCTGCCCTTTTTAGGTGTAAAATTAATTTCATTTGCAAATATCTGATCTGTTGTAATACCATCCTTATATATTCTCGTATAAGGATCATCAGTAAAAATATCATCCGGTGAATCATTTGCATTAATAGACTTATTACTGTAGATCTTCATTTTTGCGGCACTCAGTCCCTCACTTGAAATATCCCATCCTGCAATATTTCCTGTCTGGGAATCCAATCTGCCTGAAAAAGTACCGCTGGCACCGGTTATGTCCCCGGAAAACTTCCCTGACTGTGCAACAATACCGTTTCTGTCCCACTGGCCGATTAACTTTCCATTTTCATTAAAAACTTTCAGAACACCATTTCCATTTCCTTTTCCACCAAGACTTAATATTCCACCATATGCCCAATCCCAGTGGATGCCGATCACGGAAAGGATATTGAGCGCTGCATTGCCGTTACTGTCGAATCCTGCTTTCCAGGCTGTAGTAGAATCTTTGCCGGTGTAGCTTCTCGTTACGAAGAAACCATCAATACCGGATTTATACACAATCTTTGATTCGGACAGTTTCGGCTTATCATGCCGATACACGATCACAGAGCCGTCATCCTGGATGATCTTGGTCTCGTGGAATCCCAGGGTGTTGGCCGCTAACTGACTCATCTGCTGGACAACCAGATCGTAGGCAGACATTTCCTGATCAGTGTAATTCCGTGCGGCTTCCAGTAGCTTTGTTGCTGCTCCATAGCGTGTGAATGTTTTTGCAGTTGGTGTCTCGGCTGTGGATGAGATCGACTGTGCTGCAAATAAGCTGAAAGTGGTGTCTGTGATTACCGTTGTATATGAAGATGTTGTCTTCGGCGATACCACAACTACATCACCGGCCTCAATCGCCGGATTTCCCTGAATGGAAATGCTCATCGGGCGAAACGGTTTGTTGATAATCTTATTTCCTATGTGTTTCGCTACCTGCTGCATCGTATCTGTCTGGATCAGAGGATTGTCTTTGATTTCCAGTGCGTATGTATTCGTGCCATACAGATATTTTTCATCTGCACTGTCTTTCTTTGCTGTGATCTGGATTCCTGTGATGTTGATGTCGGTTCCGTTTATTGACTTGTTGTACAGATCGTAGAAATGATGATAAGTGTCCATGTCGACAAATGTGCCACCATCGTATGTATATCCGGAACTGTAATCGTCAAATGTTCCGCCGTCAGCTTCATCACCGGACAAATATTTTTCCTGTGATGCGGTATCAAAAATCCCGCCATCCAGATCACCGGATCCTACTGCCGAAAAATCGTACCATCCAAAAGCAAGCCGTCCCAGATGATTAATTCGTGCATAGCAGCCCATTATCTGCGCGCAATACGAAATCACGTCTCGATACGTTATACTTCCTTCCGGTTTTGTTTTTACGATATAGTTTCCCATCTCGATCGAACCTGATTCACAATCTACCTGACAGTGCCGGCAGGCATCCAGCACAATATCCCGGACCGTTGCCGGATAAGAAAGAGTACATTCGCTGTACGGTCTGTCAAAATAGATCATTTCATCATAGGCTGTGATCTGCAGTGTGGTTTCACCGAATGTTGCTGTATATACCCGATACACTCCCTTTTTCAGGTCTTCCCACGTCCCATCCGCCAGTTTCAGACCAATTACCGCCTGTATATTTGCGCCTTCAAAATCGCAGTCATCATATTGTTCTTCCGAATTATCCAGTGCAACCTTGTATTCTTTGATCACTGCAGCGCCTATTTCGAATTTTCCAGATGCAGAAGTAGCTTCATTGATCTTATACTCTCTCAGATCCATCATCGGAATCGGAATCTCTTTTTTATTTTTCAGGGTGATCGTATCTTTTATCCTGAACTCCCTGTTTCCGCTTAATGCTCTGCGGAATGCTATGCTTGTATTGATCATCTTGTCACCTCTGTATCACATCTACCGAAACAGTCCTGTAGTAATAATTCCCATCTCCCAGATAACCGTAATGTTCTTTGGTCAGCGTTCCCCTGTAAGCTTCGATCGTAAAATCAATCCCTGAATCATGGAATGTGAATGGAAAAAAGCCGGCTATCAACCGGTTTTTAATCATTTTCACTTCTTTGTCTGTCAACCACTCCCACTTTATACTGAGATTTTTCTTCTCAGCTACTACATCTCCAACCATCCGTCCCATCAGCGTCCTTCCGGTGTCTGAGGTCCATATGATCTCATCTGCTACAGACAGGGTGGTTGGTGCAGGAAGGACCACATCTCCTGATTTTAAAATTTCGCCTTTTTTCATGTTCCCTCCTACTTAATGTCCACGGTGTTGAAGCGCCTATCTATTTCTGCTTTTACTGCATTCTCAGCTTCTGCCAGCTTTTTACCATCAAGGTAGAATCCCATCTGTGAAAGAGCAGCTATGATCCGCATCACTGCACGGTTCATTATGGTTTCCAGATCTTCCCTTGTGACACCGGATCCGCCTGCTGCCCTGACAGCTTCTATTGCCATTTCTCTCAGTTTATTCTCCGGAGCTACAACTTCTCCCTGGTGCAGGTTATCACCGATCATGGCGAGCTGTGGTGTGTTTGGCTTGACGTATGCGCCCTGTGCCAGATGTGGAATAGTTGGTACTCTCGGAAGAGACATTCCATAATGTCCATAATGTCTTGTTCCGGTAATCGGATTCTTAAAGTCATAACTGAATGAGAACGCGTTTTCAATTGCCGCCAGTCCTGAGTTCAGCTTGTCCATTAATCCATTGATCAGATCAATCACGGCATTCAGTGGTGCTTTTGCCAGTGCTATAAGGGAATCAAATACTCCTCTGAAAATTTCCTTAATTCCGTTCCATGCCTGTTTCCAGTTTCCAGAGAAAACACCAGTAATAAATTCCACAATCCCGTTGAATACGCGTTTTATGTTTCCCCAAATACGCTGTACGGCACCAAGAAATGTGTTTAAAACAGAGCCTAATGTTCCGAAACTCTTTGACCAGTCTGTCTGGAAAATTCCCTTCACAAAATCAATAAACGGCTGCAGGATATTTTTCTTTGCAAAATCGAATATCGAAGCAGCAATCCTTTTGAATCCCTGCAGGATTTCTTCAATCCCCTGCCAGCACATGCTGAAATCGCTGGTAAATACTCCTGTACAGAAATCAAGAAATCCGCCTAAAATCGTAGTGATTCCGCTAAGCACATCACCGGCCACTCCCAGCAGGTCAAGGATTAGATTGCCGATGGTTCCGATAATCGGCGAAAGAACCGGCATAATGTTGTTGATGATCCACTCGATGAACGGAACCAATGTGTTCTGCCATAAAGCTCCCAGATTCTCAAGCAGTTTTCCTACCAGTTCAAGGATTCCATCCAGAGCCGGCTGGATATGCTCTGACCACACAGTGCTGAACTTGTCCGCCAGATAATCAAGAATCGGTGAAAGATATGTATTATACGCATCCAGAAACGTTCCTTGGATGTCTGAGATGCCTTGTGTGATTGCATCCACAAATGGCGCAAAATACTGATCATAGACTTCATTAGCTTTTTCGAACGTATCTGTAACGCTCTGTGAAAGCGTATCAAATACAGTTCTCCATCGGGAAAGCATATTCTCCAGAGTTCCGGAGATTTTACCTGTATTCTGGATAATCGGAACAGTAAAAAGTGATACAAAATCTCTTTCGAATTTAATCGCCAGATCTGCTGCTCCAAGAAAACCATCTGAAAATACCTGAATGATATCTGCAGTGATTCCCTTCGCATCATCACTTGAAAAAATATCAAAGATATCTGCCAGTGCAATACTGAAATCTCCCGAAAGCTTTGCAATCTCTCCTGTCGCATCGAACATTGAAACAATGCGTTTTTTAATATAGTTCTTGCTCTTCGCAAGATATTTATCAACACCACCAACAAGATTATCTGCTAATGTAAGCCCTATCCGTGCTGTGGATCCTGTGATTTTTCCAAACGCAAGAGCAATATTATTCACACATCGGTTCGCTGCATTTACAACTGCAGTGTCAGTAAAGACCTCTTTTAAGTTCTTGCCGATGCTTTTTACGGATTCATTTATGGAGTCAATTTTCTTCTGTGAATTTCCAAATCCGATCTCGAATCCTTTTTTGAACAGTTTCGCAAGTTCCTGACACCGTTTTATCAGTGCAGACATTTTTTTATCTGTCTTATCAAGAACCGTATCACCCTTAGCAAGGTTTCCAAAATCAACCGCGCTTCCAAGTGCTCCGGTGCCTCCTGTTCCGGTTGATGGAGTAGAAGAACTGCCAGAACTTGAATCTGACTGTGAATCCAGCTTATTGATCTTGTCAAAGCCCATGAGGGCTTTCATCTTTTTCGCTGCGTTCTGTGCTGCCTGTCCAACCTTATCCGTGTTGCTTGCCAGATTGGATGCAGAATCAGACGCATTCTCCAGACCGGTTCCGGCATCATCTGCTGCTCCTGCAACTGCCGTTACACCGCTGCTGTCAGAACCACTGGATTTGTTCCCTGTAATCAGTTCCGTAAAGGACTTAAATGCATTTGCCAGTGTAGCAAGCTTTCCGATCACCGTATTGATTACCCGAATGATCGGAGTAAATAAGTTGATCAGTCCCTGTCCGATCGTTGCCATGAGAGACTGTATCTGCAGACTCAGTATCCTGCACTGGTTCGCCCAGCTTCCGGAAGTACGTGCAAAGTCGCCCTGTGCGGCCGACAGTTTATCCTGCACAAACTGATAACGTAGGGCTACCTTTTCCGCTTCGGACATTGCCGAAGTTGTCTTTCCGAATCCATTCGCCATAGCGTAGGAATCAAGAGCAGTTTGTGTCATTACCACACCGAGATCTTTAAGCGTTTCAGTTTCACCAGTAAATACCGATTTTAGCTTTGTGTATGCCTCGTCCTGAGAAATGTTGTAGAACGATGCCACATCACCTGCCAGTCCGGTCAGGGTTGAACCCATATCGTAAGCCTGCTTTTCGGTAAACCCGAAAGCTTTTGCCATGGCACCGAATGTACCGGTGTACTGTTTCGCCATGGTCTCTGACAGACCAAAGCTCTGCGCTGCACTTCTGGCAAATTCATCGACCTGTGCAGTCATCTTCGGAAAGGTAACGTCTACAACGTTCTGAACTTCCGCAAGATCAGAGCCCAGTTCCAGACACTGTTTTCCGAAATCAACCAGTTTTTTTACTCCAAAAGCTGCCGCAAGTGCCGCTCCTGCTTTTTTCGCCATGCCGGTTATCCCGGCCATCTGACTTTCGAACTGATTTTTATTTACAACCAGATCAAGACCGATCTGTCCAACGCTTGTTGCTGACATATATACCACCTGCCTCTGTCACGAGGACATCGGCACAGTGGCACTACTTGTCCTGGTTTATTTTTATTTCAAATTCTTTCTTGCAGTGCCTTGCCTGACACTTAAAAAAGACACCCCGGCATTTTGCATCCGGGGCATACTGTACTTTCTGTTCGTGTCCACAGAAAGGGCATCTCACCTTTAATCTTTCAATTTCTAATCACCTCCAAGGCCTGCCATACGCATAAATGCCATCTTCATTGCCTGCATCTGCGCATCCACCTGTGCTTTCGATGTATGTGCTTTAATAAATTCTGCATGCCTCGACTGCCATGCATTTCGAACCCGATGCTGTTCCGGTGTAAAATTCTCCAAAACTTCTTTCCTGTCTTCCGCGCGGATAGCAACAACTCTTCCGAGAGCCGTGTCCGGGCTGATGCCGATAAGCATCTGTCTAAACTCTTCCCATGGCATTTCATGCACTTCTTTCGACAGTCTTATCCCGTACTGTGACTGAAAAGAGGATACGATCAGATCATAGTCCTCAATCAGATCGTAGTAGGGATCTGAGACTCCCCCGCCTGTTCATCGTCTTCTGCACCTGTGATGAGCTTCTGAGCTTCCATAACAACAACTGTCAGGTCATTAAAGCTCAGTTTCAGTTTTTCAATCTTTTTCCGGCTTTCTTCCGGAAACATCAGATTATACAGATCCAGAATATCTTTTGGTGTTGCTTCACTTTCCTCAAGCTCCCCGTATTTCCCCATGATCTTTAACATGGTTGCTGCATCTGCATTTACTTCCAGTTTTTCATCTTTGATCACCAGAAATGGATTTCCATCCATTTCCAGTTTTTCTGTAATATTTACGATCTTTGCCATCTTGTCTTTCCTTTCTTTACAGTGCCGGTGTTACCGTCGGTTTTCCATTACTGATCACATCAAATTCCAGTGCGCCTACGTTTGTGGCATCGCCACCGGAATTGTTTTTGACATCAATCACGGCATTTGGCCAGGAAACACTTGTTCCGTCAGGCATGATCCATTCAAAATAAGCTTCTGAATCGTGGCCGTTTGTAAATGTTTTTCCGGCTACAAAATCATTTCCGGTATCTCCGATGTTCCTTTTACCACTGAGCGTAATCGTTACTGCCTTTGCGGTCATTAACGCCCTCTGCCATCCATCGGCATCCATAGGAGCCCATGTCTCTACTCCATTAGAAAACGACGGAGAAAAAGTTTCCAGATCTGCAGGCATTGTAGCTGCTTCTTTGCTTGCGCCAAGCTTGAACTGGTTGTCAGAAACCGGGAATACATTGGTCTTCCCTGCAAACTTCTGAAGATTCATTTTCATGTCTCTTTACCTTCTTTCTTCTCAAAAATAAAAGCCCCTTCTATGACCATTTCGTAGATGCCGGCATCATCAGTGCCGACATCCTGAATATCATATAGTGACTGAAAAAACTTAATTGTCTCACCATTTACTTTTGCATCACGTACCGCTCTCAGCTTCTCAAACAACTCCACAGTGGCTTTTTCGGTCTCCCGTGGAGATTTGTTCCAGTGAATGAGTAGAGTCACGTATTTCTCGCCGTAGCCTTCCAGAGAAGGACCTCCGAGAGCTGTGTGGTATGCGTTCTGATGCTTGCTGTTGTATACTCCTACAGATTTATCTTCCTTGTCCGGGAGTTTCCCCATATACACATGTTCTGCCACATCAAGAGACGCAATGTAGTCTCTTACATCTTCCAACATCATCATATTCCCGTCAGCCTCCTGTAGATCTCTTTGAATGCCTTGGCCGCAAAATCAGCTTCTTTACCACCCGGGAGCCAGTCTGTATACCATTTGCCACGTGCGTTCGGGTTCTCTCCCGTCTGGAAGTGATATTCCGGATGGAAATACAGGCGGCGGGCATACGGTGCACTGGACACGATAGAAATTTTCCCATTCTCACTTTCAGAACGGTGCAGAAATGTGTTTTCATTTTGGAGATTTCCGGTATCTCGTGGAAATACCTGTGCCTGCACAACTTCCGTATGTAACGCTTCTGCAGTCTGCTCCAGGGCAGTTGTTTGTGCCTCGGTCAGTTTCCGGATCATCGGAAGATTCAGCTTTATCACTGAGTTCACGCTGATCAGATTGCTCATACCAGCATCACCTCCGTATAATTCACGGAACCATCCGGATTTCTTGCCTTTGTTCCCTGTTCGATTCGCCTTTTCCCCCCGAAGATCTCTGCAGAGCCGCCGGAGATCACCGGCAATTCCGGGCAGATATCACCCGGAAACAGCGCTGTGCCGGTAATCTGTACCAGCTTTTTCTCTGCTGTCAGGACTGTTCTTGCTTTGTCCTGATAATTACACTTGCCAGAATACTCTATTGTTTTAAGTGGTTCCCCATACTCATTCAGACCTTCCCGCTCGAATGAACAGGTAATATCTGTCTTGCAGAGTCTTTTCGGTACCAAACACGGGTATCTCATACGATCACCTCACTAGCATGCAGCATAATCCAGTCTGCTGTAACAGTGCGTACACATCACGTTTCATCGCTACACCCTTGTCCGTAAACACATTCCAGCTGCTGCCGAACTGTGCAGACACTCCGTTGATGCTGTACGAAGATAACACACTATTGATCTCATCCGCGTTCTCATACTCGAAATCTGCCTGCATACACACGACTTCCCTGATGATTTCCTGCTGATAAGTCGTAAGATTAGAAAATCCCCGACCTACAATGCGGTTGTAAGTCATGGAATCAACGTGTCTGGATGCCTGTTTCAGGGCTTTTTCCAGTTCATCTTCCGGGATGGTGTCGCCTTCATACTGATCCACGTAGTAATCTTCGGTTGCATATGATTTATATGATTTGTAAGCCATAAAATCACTTCCTCGTACGCTTTGTCTTCGGGGTTTCAGTCTGCTCCTCAGCTGGTAATTCCATCTGGTCTTCCAAGCACGATGTATCTACTGTTACTTCATCTGTTTCCGTTTCTTCAACTTCGTACCCATGATCTTTAAACCATTCGATCAGGTGTGGATCATCTGTCTCTCCAACACCATTGCAAAACGGAACTGATGCAGATATACCTGTATATTCTTTCAATGGACTAAAAACCTTCATCTCAGTTCCTCCCTATTTTACTTTGATGTTTCTGAATACACCTGCTGCTTTTGATGCTTTAAGCGCAATAGCTGCATTCATTTCGACTTCACCTTTTTTCACTGCTCCGGAAGTAGAGAAATCAGGGAGCCATGTCTGTACCGGTGCCACTCCTGCAAAAGAAACAGCATGGAGTCCGTCCATTGCAAGACGTGCCACATAAAGAGACGTAGTTCCATCATCCCCTTTAATCGGTACCACTTCATCATTAGTTCCCGGTTTGGTCTTCAGGTCAACGAATGGGATGCCTCCATAGCTCTCTACCTGATTGCCCCAGTTGTCTTTTGTAGCCTGATACATACTTGCCCGTCTTGCACAAGCTCTGAGTTTGGAAATCAGCTTATTATTACCAGCAATAAATGTCGGTGTTCCATCAAGGCCGCCCAGAAATTCATCTAGCATATCAAGGAAATACTGATAGTTCTTTGTTACCAGCTCTGAGGTAGACAGATCAATGCTTCCTTCAGTGTTGTACTCTGTTGAGCTTCCGGTAAGTGCTTTATCCAGACCGTCAAATGCTTTCGTATCCTTTGCAGTATCTCCATTGATGAATGTATCATTAAACAGCGCCTGTGCGGCCTTAATCTTCTGCGTCTGCTGCAATTCAACTTCATTTACAATACCGCCCATGTTTGCAATCACACGGTCAATCTCATAAGCCCCACCAAAGACTTTAATTTCTACTGTATGTGATTCCTTTGTTACTTCTGAAGACGTGTATTCGGTATTAATCGCACGAAATTCAGCTTTTGGCTGCGTTTTCAAACGCACATAGCTGTAAGACGGTGTTGCACCGCCTCCTGTCGGAGATACTGCATCATCAAACGGGATATGTTCCAGAATAAAGTTCTGTTTCTGGAATTCATCGATAACTCCCATCTGAAGGTCATCCTGCACATTTTTCTTTGCTTCTTCAAGTGTAATTGCCATAATTATTTACCATTCCCTTCTGCTCCCATGTTTAATCTGGCAGCGATTGCTTCTTTCATGCTTAAAGGTCCTTCTTTTTCGGAACCTTCATCTTTGTGATTTCCCAGCGGAAAGAATCCTCTTCTCTCAGTCTGCTTCTGTTCCTGCTTGAAGAGGAATGGTTTACTCTCTTTCAGTGCTTTTACCTGTTCATCCAAACCGGTAACTTTTCCATCCTCTCCAAGGATCAGTTTCTTACGGTCAACAAGCCCCGCCACCAGATCACTGTCCTGTGCTGATGAGGCAATTGCCATCTTGATTGCATTGGTCAGCTTCAGATTCTTCAGTTCTTCCTGATATTCTGTTTCTTTCTGCTGATTCTGTGTCTGCAGGTCTGCAATCTGCTGTTTCAGGGCTTCATTATCCCCTGCGGACGCTTTTAACGTTTCCAGCTGGGTCTTATAATCATTTGCAGATGTTTCCAGTTGTTTACGTTCCTGTTCTGTCGTATCGTAGGTTTCTTTTGATACATAGCCTTCCAGCTCTTTTGCAGAAGCATCTGCCGCTTTTTTTGCCAGGCTCTTCTCAATTCCGAGCGCCTCGAACTGTTCCTGTGTCATGCTACTACTCCTTTCTGGTAGTTTCACGTCATTCCGGACATAAAAATAAGACGCTTAACCCTGCGCCTCAATGGGAGATTCCGGATCACCGCCTTTCGAATCGATAATCTCTGCTACTTTCATGTGTGCCAGATACTCAGCTCTCTCTTTTGATACCGTCATTGTTTCACCGACGGATCTGAGCTTCAGGTTATTTTCAATGTCTTTGAAATCGTGGATTACTCTTATCCTCACCGTTCTCACCTCCCTCCATTGCGCCGGTGCAAATTACTCTTCAATTCGATCAATGTTGTATTCTACAGCACAGGTATGTTCAATCTTACAGCCTCTGAACTCATTCCAGCCTTCTACAAAATATGCCACATCTGCTGTAGACAGTAATTCCAGCGATTTTCCAAGAAACCACAGTGGTCTTGCATCTGCAGGTGCTGACTGAAAGAACGAATCAATCACTTCCACAGGTTCACCAATCATTTCTTCTGCGCTTTTGATTGCTTTTTCTCTCACTGCAAGGATTTCCTCATCTGTTTTGCCCCTCATAGGCTGGCTGATAAATAATTTTTTCATCTTTTTCTGTCCTCTCTTTCATAAAAATGGGTATAAAAATACCACCGGCCTTTTCTGACTGGTGGTATTAAATACGTCCTTCTTTTTTTAATTTCTGAATTTCTTCCTCAGTAAGTTTTCTGGGTTTTCCCTGCAGTGCTAACCTGTCCTTATAATCCTTATAAGCTTTCTTTTCTTCCAAATTCATTTTCATACAATCACCTGCAATTCTATCGAGTTCTTTTTCTTTGATATTACTCTGAATATCGTATTTTTGTCAAGTAACAACTCTCTTTGTTTTGGATATTTGCTTATTTTTTCAATATACGCACAGCAACTTCCTTTTGGTACATATATCAGTACTTTATAAGCTTTATCCAGCGCTGCGCTTTGAACTACAGAAGTGCTTATAAATTGATTTTCCGTAACCAAATCATTTACTTCAAATTCATTATAAAGTGGTATATCTAAATTTCTATATGCAATTACATCATGTTCAATCTTACTCTTTTTCAATGCGCCTGATATTGTTTCTGCATATCCTCGTAGTTTTTTATCTTCTGCTATATCTCCTCGAAGCATAGCATTAAGCCGTTCAAAGAATCGATTCGGCTTTTGATCACCAGAATTGAACGTATATTTTTCAATCGCATATTTTTCTTTTTCTGATAAACTATCAATCCATTCCTGTGATTCTGTACGAAGAAGGCTGACAACCTGATTCTGCGAGGCTGCATGGAAATCTGCAAGTGGTCTTTTGGATTCTGCATATTCCTGGCTGCTCACCTTTCCAGTTCGCATCCGCACATGTTTCCACCGATTTTGCATCTGCTCATACTGTTTCTGGTTCTCTGGATTCAGTGAGAAATCCGCAAGTCTTCCAAATCTCTTTTCCTGACGTTCAGCATATTGCTGTTTTGCTTCCTGTTTTGCTGTATCCTCAATATCAGCAATCTCTTGCTTATTGTATTTCGGATCTACTTTCGTGATGCCCGGAAAATATGTAGTATGAGAATCCTTGCAACGGGGATGATAAAGACCTGCTGCTATTGCAGAAGACATAAGCGGATATTTGCCGTCTTTACTGCTACCACCACTCCACACATCATCAATCAAAATCTTGCCAACAAATGGCAGGCATTTCGGGCAGGGGCTTCCGCGCTTGTTCATAATCACAAGATGTAATCCCCACTGCTGTCGCATTTCGCCTTCTCCCTGCAGGTAAGCTCTCTTGCTCGCTGTCCGGATTGCCATATCTGCATAGTCAGCAATTGTATGTCTTGCTCCATTGGTATACTGGATGCAATTCAAACCTGCAGAAAGAAAATCCTTTGTGGCCATGTCTACCGCTTTCTCATATGTACCAGCTCCGGTATTAGCGTATACCTGCGCGTTATATATGATCTTTCGGTACTGATCATTTGCCATGCGTAAAACTGCTGCCTCTGCTTTCTGCATGTCCGATGTGGTTGCCTGAATCAGCGCATCCAACTTTCTGTCATTGACTTTAAAAAACTCTGCAGTACCGCCTTTTGAAATACGTTTTGCAGGAAATCCTTTCTTGATTTCTTCCAGTATCCGTTTCTCCTGATTCATACCACCTTCGCTTCTTGCAAGTCTGATCAGTACCTCGATCTGTTTGTTAATGTCCTTAAACTGCTTTCCATATTTCTTCTGGTTGTCATGCTTGTACTTTTCCAGAGATTTTAACATCTCCGTCTGCCACATGGACCAGTATTTCTTTTCGTCCAGCTCTTCCTGCTTATGGTTTTCGAAGTTCCGGATCATGGATGAGATCAGTTCATTCTCGATTGCTTCGAAAGCAGCACCAATATCGTACTCATCGTTTATCTTTGCCATTTGACCACACCTTGAAGCCCTGTGCTTTAAACTGTCGTGTCAGTTCCTTTAGCTTTGTAATGCTTTCACATTTATCTCGCCGGAGTTCCGCATAATCAGCTTTCTCCACCGCGTAAATTCCTATCGGTACCTGCTCCTTTGCTATTTGAAGAAGTCCCTGGAACTCCTTGCGGTTCATTCTGAACATTCGTGGTCCTACTTTTACCTTCATCGTTTTCACCACCTTCCAGATCTATATGAAAATCATCGGCTGTCATGTTCACCGCCGGTTCTTCCATATCCTGTATGCCCTGTTCTGCTTTCAGCTTCTCAACTTCTGCTTCTTTTTCTTCTTCTGTCCAGGTATCTCCGTACAGCTGATCCACAGATGTTTCAATACTCATAATTCCGTATTGTTTTGCTTTTCCTACCGTATCTACTGTAGTTCCAAAATCCGGGGAAGCATATTCACCGAATTTGACTGTTGGTTCGTACTCTCCTGGTGTTCTTCCATACATCAGATCATACGTCTGCATGATAAGTTTGAATAACTCTGGGAGTGTTTCGTTCAATGCATCAACAATCTTATTCCGAACATGAAGAGTAACTTTTTCCTTTTCTCTCTGAGATTCTGCATTGTCAGTTTTCTTCAGATCGATTCCAAGTGTTGACGGGGACATGATTCCCTGCAATACCATGTCGAGAAAATTAATGTAGCTGTTTACATAGGCTTCGTACGAAATCTGAGGCTGCGATATTTCCACCTGCTGATTTGCTTTTTCTCCCATATTGTCGCCCAAAGCAATAAAATCATTGTCAAACGGGTTTGCCGGCATCAATTCTCCCGTATCTGGATCACGCGGGATAAGGTTGTCCGGAATATACCGTTTAATCCTTCCCATGCGGATTGCATCCATCCACTGGCTGATCACTTCATCCAAACCATCCAGAACGTCCGTTTTTCCTTCAAACAAGGCTTTACCTCGGTTCTTGTACTTTGTAGATACTAATATTTTCAAAGGAACCGCAAGCATGATATTGCCTTCATTCCCCAGATCATACAGGTGCGCCGTTTCCGGCAGCTGTTTTAGTGGAACTTCTTTTCCGTAATCATCATACAATTTGTATTTGATATATCCGTGTCCGTAAGTTTCTTCCAGTCTGAGATCTTTTTTACCGTTCTTATATGTCGTGTAAAACTTAATTTCCTGCAATTTCGAATGTACATACACGTAGTCCACGTTTTCCGCATCATAAAATTCTACGATCGGATACTCACTGCAGGAATCTGCCGTAATCTTAAAAGCTCCGTCTCCTGCTGCCAAAGTTCCCGTTATTGCTTCTCCAATTACATCATTAAGTTTGCTTTTTTCATAAAGCTTATTCCACAGTTCATTAAGTGATTTCTGGTTTTCTCCGAAGTCTATAGAATCCATGTCTGCCAGAACAATGTCTTTATAGCGATCCACAACAGTACCAACAATACCGCTGTGCATTTTTCTGACATTTCCCTGTGCATGAGCTGCCCAGAAGCGGGCTTTTTCCACGTCCCACCTTGCAGTCTTCTGAAAATACTGTTCTAGCTCTGCGCTGTCACCACGATACCAAATTTTATTTCTTAGTACATTTTCCCGGAACGTATGCGGTTCTATAATCGTTACTGTTCTGTCTCTTGCCGGTTCTATCTTAAAAATCCGAGCAATAAAGCTTTGAAGTCGGTTCATTCTCTCACCTCTTGTATATTTTGCTCTGGTATGGGATCCATCCATACTGTACAGAGTTCACCATATGGTCATGTCCATCTTCCGGAGTATTGTCTTTATCTTCTTTCCAGCTATATGTTTCCAGTTCGCTAATATAGGTCGGACATGTATCCAGAACATAGAAATTAGATTCAATGCCAGACTCATCATCAAAAGCCATCCATCCAAGCTGCGCGTTGATACGGTCAATGATTTCCATCTGTTTCCATGCATCATTAAGCGTATAAATACAGCCATTTCTACGTTTATATTTATTCCACTCCTGCATAGTTGCTTGATCGGCGCTATCCAAAAATGCATTTCGTGCAAGTCCCCATTCTTTTTTGTTCCTGTCCAGAAAATCAATCAGATTTTTTACCGTGTCTGACGGGGCCAGTGGAGTATCCAGTTCTGCATTGCTATACACTTTCTCATCCAGAACAACACATTTTCCCTTGTTTGTAATTCCCAGAAAAGAAAACGCGATCGTATCCGGTGACTTCTGCGAATATGAAGTATCTACTGCTGCCGAGAACCACATAAAAAATTCATTTTTCTTTGTAGTACCCGGAACCTGAACAAATTGTTTTGCCCATTCTTTTGTTTTTACATGACGCGCACGGCTAAAGTTACTGAACACCAGACCAGTTGCTTTTCCTCTCAGCCCCTCAATCTTGTTTTTCCAGATCTTTGTTCCCTTCGGGGTATTCTGTATGATTCGCTGTTTCTTTTCTTCCGGAAGACCGGCATTATCGTCAAAAGAAAAGAACCAATGAACCCAGCCGGGTTTTGGTTCTTCTTTCAATTCGTCTTTAATTTCCTGCGGAGTACTGTCCGCCCACTCCGGAAGTGGCCTGGCGCAGTTGATATACTCTTTGTATACATCAAGACTCGGATCATCCGGATTAAGCGTTGCCATCAGATAATCACAGCGCATGGATGCCTCACGGACAAACTCTATGTTCGCAGTGTTGATCTCATCGATATACAGACATCCATACTGACCGCCGAGGGCATCCTTCCACTTGCTCTTGTTTCCATATCCAACCACAAAGATGATTTTATCCCCGCCGGATGGATGGAACAGGATATGTGGCATCTTGTATTCCCCAGATCCATTACCTTTGTACTCAGTCAATATTCCGAAATCATCCAGAATGCCAAGATCTTTGTTGATGATGTTCTTTTCTGCAGCTCCGGTGTCATCTGCTGCCAGGATATGTAGTTTCTTTGGTGATTCCGCGACCTTACACATAAACTTAAACAGGCCGACAGTTGTCTTGCCCGCTGCAGTCGTACCTTCAAGGAACTCGACCGGTGCATCGCATCTCAGGAATGCTTTGTATTTTTCTGATAGTACCAGACGTTCAGTGCTCACTATCCACCACCACGCAACTGTTCCAGGATATCTCCCAGTTTCTTTTTCTCTTCTTCCAGACCTGATACTTCCACCCTGTCTTTGAACATTCCGAGATGTCTGCCGAGGAGCTCCAATGCTTTTTCCTTGTCATTCAGTTTCAGTTCAATGCCAAACTTGCCTTCTTTTATTCCGGCAATAGCTTTAATCTGCTGTTCTGATAACCCTGCTGTATCTTTTATGATAACGAATCCGTCTTTTACTTCTGCAAAATCAGTAGCTCTTGCAAAAGCAATAGCCGCCAGTTCTTCCAGGACCCTGTCTTGCGTTATTTCTGTGCGTTTCTGACGGTCCTGCATTCGTTTCTGTATATAATCCGCAACCTTGACATTTCTCAACATCCTGCTGCCGGCCTGAGCTGCTGTTTCATCCCTCTTTACGGTCGGATATGCTGCCTTGTAAGCCCTTGTGGCGTTCAGGTCTATCAGATATTCATCTGCAAAAATCTTCTGTTTTTTTGTCACTCAGGCTCACCTTCTTTCTTTTATCCAAATACAGTCCTGCCAGCACCATATACGACAGCCGATTGCTACCGTGACGAAAGGAGGTGTGAACACTTACATACAGTGAATCCATGCCTAAAGTATGTATGCGCTGGTGCTGTGCACGCTGTACGAAAATTGGCATTAGAAAAGCACCCCGAAGGGTGCCTCTCTTGTTTCAATATGTTTTTTACGCTTTCTGTGTTTTTGCTAAAATAGCCTCCTGTAATACCTGTGAAAAATTAATCTTTCTTTTTTCGGCAAAAGTATTTAACCATGCCGGAATAGTTACATTTTTTCTCACTGCTTTTTCACCATACTGCTCTGCATATTTGTCCATATCAAGCAATACGATATTTACCTGCCCGTTTTCACGTGGTTTTACATCTGCATATGCAGATGCTTTAGGAATCTCATTACCTTCTTCTAACTCGTCAAGTACCCATCCGCTTGCCGCATCAATGGCCATTTCAAAAGCCTCTTCAAGGTCATTCCCCTCCGTGACGCATCCGGGTAGATCTGGAAATTCTACAGTGTAGCCTCCTGATCCGTCTGAAAACGGATAAAAGACCGCCGGATAAATAAGTTTCATTGTTGCTCCTCCTCTTCTCATTTAGGATCATGTTAAGATATATTATTAGCGCGGCTGGATTTTATATTCCAGCCTGACGCTTAATTGATTTTACTGTATCCATATGTATATCACCGCCATGTTCGGGTATCGTCACCTTCCCTGGCTTAGTCGGATGTTTGTATTGATGGTGCGAACCCTTCTGAGCTACTTGATACCATCTATCCGCCAGTAAAATCTTTTCGAGTTCTCTGAACCGCATCTTAACAGTGCTCCTTTCTGTTGTTCTATGTTTATATTATAATACGCACTATGCGCACTGTCAAGTTTTTTTATACGCATTATACACATTTTATAAAAAGGTGTCCGAATTGGACACCTGAATATTCAAAAGCGGAACTGCTGCCAGCTCCGCTTCTTTAAGGAGATACTATTATGAAAACCTGCATTCACGCGCTTCCCTCACGTGATCGGAACAGATGGGCTTGAACCGCCGACACGAGTGCTGAAATGCCTCTGCTCTACGCTGCTGAGCTATGTTCCGGTATGCTTTTCGGACCAGCCTCTAGTCATCAGGATAAGCAATAACCTTTTCCCTCAGGGATAATTGGTACTCATATGGGAAAGTACGTATGAAACGCATTGGTTATATCCAATTCGTTCAGGATATACTATAGCATCTTTTATCGGGACATGTGGGACATTTGGGACAAACTTTAATTTTTTTCAAAAAATCTCTGAAATTCTTTTTTCACGCTCTCTGCTGTTACACGTCTTCCCATCCGATCTGCCACCTGCTGCCACGTCATATCCTCGAATATCTTATACTTGATGATACGCTGCATCCGGAAGGGGATTGATATCATCCACACTTCCACCTGCAGTTTCAGTTCTTCTGCTTTTTCCTTCTTCTGTTTCAGAACTTCTTTCTTTGCCCGGAGTCTCACATCATCGGAATAAGAGTATGTTGTTCCCTGTACTTTAAAGTGCTGTGGGTTGTAAGGAAATTCCGGATTACTTCCAGATACCGTTTCATTGGCTGTGATGCTCTTTTTCGATTCTAACTTGTGAATCTCTTCTTCTGTGTCTTTGATCACCTCGCATGCATCTATGTATTCTTCCAGGACTCTCTTATCCATGATGTCAGCCTCCTTGTTTCTATTTCTTTTGTCCTGCTGCCCCGTTCTCTCTATAGTCCTGCTCTGCATTTCTCGAAATATGGGCAGGTCAGACAACAGCATCTGCAGTGTTGCTTTCTGGATTGGAATATCCAGTATAATAGCTTTCTCAGTAAGATCATTTCGCGGCCATCTCCTTAAATGCTTTCTCTGCATCTTCGCTTCTTCCGTAGGTGATCATCTGTACTTTTCCATCCTTCAGATATTTGATTGTGGTGTTACTCGTCATTCTGGGATAATGGATTTCTCCCCACTTCTCGGGTGCTGGGGCACGATCAGTTATCGCTGGACAGCGATTGTGTAAAACACATCTGCTACACAGAATCATTCCTTCCTGCTGTCTGCAGAATTGTATCAGCGTATTATATGCTGCAATAGCAAGCTCGGGTGTTATATCATAGCCTTTTACCATCATTCGCCTCCTGTGATCTCGTCAACGCAAGCATTCCCGACTTCAGTCTCATAATTTTCACACTCCTCTACATATGCATAACTGTCCATCATATCGCATCTGTTATCACAACCTTCCTGTCTCTCACAGTGGATACAGCACTCTATTTTTTCCGTCCGGGCATTCGATTTTGCAATATCCCATATTCAATCCTCCTTAAAACTAGACCACACCGTCATATTATCTACTTCACAATCACAGTTATTGTAATTAATGTCTTTTGGTGCTTGTACTTTAGTGATTTCTTTAGCTTTTTCCTCAATGTCCGCTTCTCAGCATGCAAAATAACAGCTCTATCATCGATTTCTTCCGTAATCCATAATGACACGGCATCACGACTGCAAGTTTCCACTTCTTGTCTGTATTAATCGGAGTAGGTGATTCAAATTCATCTGCTGCCGTTGTATATTCCGGGACCGCGGCCATCACTCCGACGTGTGTAGCTGATTCTGGAAAGTTCTCGTGTATATGTTTCCAGAACTTCCCGTTCCGCATATCTTCCAGAAGTTCTTTATAGCACTGCATCGTAGTTACTATGTAATTCTTTTCACCAAGAAAATTCAGCCCGTTCCCACTATAGAAGTCTTCTTTACAGCTTTTAATTTCATAGCAAACGAAAATTCCCTTTTCTATTGCTGATACAGAACATTGATTTGCCGGAATGAACTGCATGTAATCTACTCTTTTGGGCTTTCCTTTTGCCGCCCATGGATCAATGCTCACTTCTTTCGCCCAGTATTTCCCCATGCCGGAGAAATACTGTCTTTCCAGAAGTTCGCATAACATCTTTGTCGTCTCTCTTCTATTCATATCTATTCTCACTTAAGGTCTGTGCATAAACGTGTCAAAATTCAGATTCTGTTCTCTGATTCTTCTCTTTTCGAACGGGTAGGTTCCGTTCATCATTGCTTTTACATCCTGTAGTTCCGCTATAAGAGCATCAATACTCTCTGTTCTGGAGAATGTCAGGATTACTTCTGCCTGAACCGGATCCCATTCATCCTCTACCGGTACTTTCTCACCTATTTCATGTGGTGGCTGTGTAATGCAGCACAAAGCTCCAACGTTGTTGCTAAGAGCTCCCGTCATTCTGATATCGCCTGTTCCGAACTCCATTTTAGCTTTTCCTTTAATCATTCATTTCCACCTCACTGTCTTCTGGCATTTGGAAAATGGTTTTCTCCTGAATTTCTTTTTTTAATTCGTTAACAATCATCTTTGTGTTATATGTGGTCATAATTCCTCCCATTCCTGTTGACATGCCCCGAAGCATTTCATATTCTGTATAAGCTTTCTGTAGCATATCCAGTACCTTTACAGCTTTTTGCTTGTTACTGTATTCTCCAAGCAGATAACTGCATCCAGTGATATATGATGTTATAACTGTTTTTACAGGTCCTTCTGCAATCTCAATGCCTGCCAAAGCATTAAGATTTGTCAATACTTCTTTATTCTGGCTTCTGATCAGCATCTTTCTTCCTCCTTGTCTTCTTTGGTTCCCACAGTTCGCATTTCAGGCATCTGGCTTTGCTGACTACCAACTGGCCGCGGATCATGGTTGCCTGTTTGCAGGTGGGTTTTGTGTATACTGCAAAGTTTCCGGTTCTTTTTGCATGTTTGCAGGTATCAAACTTTTCTTTTTCCACTTCTTCTTCCTCTCTTTCCCTTTTCGTATTTCGAACAGTTTTCTTCCGGTTGTCCCATGTTCCGGGTATGACCGGCTATTTCCAGATAATTACATTTATACGGCAAGTTCTCCCCGCGAGCCCGGTAGATACAAGTTCTGCAATCTGTAACCTTCTTCTTGCGTGGTGTTCTCGGTGTTGGTGGGATATCCAGATTGTATTTCTTCTTCCATCTGGAAACCGTGGTGCTGATCACACCAAATGTCTGTGCTATTTCTTTTGCTGTCATTCCCTGCTGCAGGCACCGTTTCATTTTCTCTTCGTCGTATTTCCCGGTATCGTGGTTATAAGCCGGTTTCAGGTCGTATTGCTTTAGCAGGCGGTGGATGGTTTCAAACGATGTGTCGAGCCTGATTGCCATCTCTGTCTGCGTCATGCCCTGATCTATACATTTCTGCACAATTTCTTTTGTGATCGTGTCTTTGTACATAAGCTACCTCAGTCCTATTACACATGTGATCCAGAGTGTGCACCACACGATTGTAGCTGCAATATCTTTTCGTCTTGCAGCTCCGCACGCGGCAAGGATTGCATATATAATTATCAACAGTAAGATAATTAGTTTTAACGCCTCCAATACTGTTATTATCATCGTATTCCGCTCCTTTCATCGTTCCGGAAGAACTGTTTCAGCATCGCATCTTTCCAGTTCTTCCTGTGGTGATCACAGGTATCATCATCCTCTATCAGTATGCCTTTGCGGTCGCAGAGACCATCGTCGTTGTCCCTGCAGGTTTTACATATTTTATTTTCCATTCTCTACCTCCTGACTATAAATAGCTCTTTCCGAAGATCTCCCGGAACTGCTGCCGGGTATGATTCTTTTCGAATTGTCTCTGTGCTGTTCTTTTCAGGTACAGATCAGCTTCACGGTATCTGTGTACCGCTTCTGGTCCTTCACGGTGACAGTCTGCGCACAGATATACCTTCATGCCATATTCTTCCGATTTCGTCCGACCGCCAGTGTCAAAAAAAGATGTGATGATTTTCTATCCGTTGCCTGCTGCCGCAGAGATAACAGATACCGGGCTGATCTCCGGGAAGAATACTTTTCATATGTTTCTTTCGTTTTTTCTTTGTTCCGGATTTCGGAAATAATAATCCTTCCTGATCCATTGTGTTTCCTTTCTTTGGGAGAGGTATACAGGTACCTCCCCCGGTGTGTTGTATATGAATTTTAGATTGCACCCGTTATTTTGAGGTGTCCGATTCGGACACCTTTACTCCTCTGCTGCATCCGTCAGTTTCTTCCAGCGCTCCATCCAAACCATTTCTCAATCGGCACCATGTCAAATCTGTTTCTTTCTCATATGCCCTGTATTTGCACTCTTTACAAAGAGTAATCTTCTGGTACTTGTTCATTATTTTGTACAGTTCGCTTTCTTTAAAATTGTTGATCTCATTGTACTGATTCAGGATATTACAGAAATGTTTTCCCATCTCGCATTCTTCCGCACAGTAATCTTCCAGTTTCTCCCGATCTGTTATCTCTTTCGGTTTTTGGCATATGTGATCGCAGATGTAATTCGCCATATTCTCAACAATTTCGTCCATTTTTGTTCTTTTCATTTCTTTTTTTCTTTCTTCGGACACCACCGCGGAACTGTTTTTATTGTTGGCCTGGTTTCTCGTTCATTTGTTCCAAAACATACAAAGCATCTTGCTTTGTTTCCAAAAGCCTTTGCAGGAAGCCTTCTTGAAACCGGATGTTCACAGCAATATTCACCCCGTCCGTACGAAGAATAAGTTCCTCCTGATCTGTGATACATTGTCAGATACTCGCATTCCGTGCATTTAATCTTCATTTCTGTACTCCTTTCAGAAACTCTACAAGTTCTGTTTCACTATTCGGATACTTGTTGTATTTTGAATGATACGTCCATTTCGGTATTCCGTTATTTCTTTCCGGTTCAGGTCCGCCTACAAGATGCATGTAGTACGGTTCGTTTGATACCCACGAACTGTTGTGAACCGGTTCCGGATCATATTCTTCTACGATCAGACGTGCGCCGTTTTCAAAATCATATTTGTAGTATCTTGCTTCAATATGTTCATCTGTGTACCACAGTCCCCATTCTTTATAATTTCTCAACCATTCTTTTCGCTGATCATTATTTTTCATAAACGGAAGAGATTGCTGTTTCAGGTCTTCCAGACCGTTCTCCGGTACCATCTTGGTAATATCACCGGTATGGTCGGATGTTTTGTTGGATTCAGTAATATGTTCCTCGATTTTGTTATCCTTAACAAAATCGTCCTGTTGCTGATTGTCTGGTGATCCTGCTGCCGATTGTTCTTCCGGATCATCAAACTCAGGGGAGAATGGATCGTACATGAATCTTGCCTGTTCAACCAGATATCTGTAACTTGTATTCAAAGTTCTTCCCTTGCATTCGAATTTTGCACCTGCTGACATTCCGCGGAATTCATAATTCATTACACCGTTTCCGCTCAATGAACTAAACCCACAAGGAGCAAGTACTTTCTGTGCCATGACTGCTGATTCATGATTGTTTTTTGCCGGTCTGATTGCTCTCATCATACAGGTAAACTTTTTAGGAAATTTATCATGAAATATTGCGATCACTTCTTTTATTGTCAGTTCTTCGGGTTCGTCCACTGCTGCCATTTTGACCGGTTTCTGTTTCTTTCCGTATTTCTCGATCAATTTCTTCGAGAAGTCTGTCCAGCTCATCAGTTCTTCCTGATCAGAACCAGCATTGAAGATGATTCCTTCCTTGCTTCCCTGATAGTTCAGGTGTCCGTTTCGGACACGTACCGTTCCGTACAGGGCACTGAGCATGTATGTAGTCATATTCAGATCTGCTTTCCGGACATAGGTCTCTATGTTCTTCCGGAGGGATTCGTAGAACCGGTCAATCTGAACATCTACCGGAATGACTGCATTAACTTCTTCCGGTAGATGTGGATGCAGTGCCTGCTCTATTGTCAATTGTCCAGGAATGTCCCTTTCCTGTTCCTGCTGTGCTTTCAGGAGTTTTGTATCATTCAGAGTAAGCTGTCCGGCATTTTCTAACAGTTCACAGGCTTTCGTCTGATATTTCTCATTCAGTCCGGCAAGCTCTGCTGCTGTGGAAATATTCAGCTTGTTCTGTCTGAATGCGTCCGCGAGCCGTTCAGACAGGTTATTGCTGATGCTGTGATACCTTCCAATCTGGGTAGATGAGACTCCTATCAGGTCAGATACAATCTCTCTGGTCTTGCCCTCAAGATCTGTTTTTTCGCGGAGTTTCTTGACCAGCTCTTCCATCTGCAGTGCTTCCGTCATTTTCTCCCAGTCAGTTTTCTCACGGTAGGTATTGGACTGGATGATAATGATCTTCCGGATGATCTCATCTTCTTCAGATGCTGTGTTCAGCTCGATCTTAGGCTTATACACGCACGGGATCTTCCGGAAGCGGTCCATCCCCTCCTCAATCAGCTCAAGACAGCATTTTCTTCTGGAATGTCCAGCCAAAATATAATCTTTACCATTCCTTTCCTCGATCAGGAGTGGTTGCAAGATTCCCAGTACCTTAATGGACTGTTTTAGCTTCTCGGTGTCTTCAGTGCTGTAGAAGTTATCTTTTGACGGGATCAGATCCTCCGGATTACGGTATACAGTCTTCTGCTCCGGCAGGTCCATTTCCTGTGTAGATCGTTCTGAAAGCATCCCTTTGAGGTCAAATTTCGCCATCCTGTACACCTCCGATCATCTGCAAATACTCAGTTACAAGTTTCTCATAGTCTTCTGCTGCCGCCGATCGTGGACTGTGCAGTGCAACCGGTGTACGTGCAAATGTACTTCTGGCCACTACTGCAGATGCTCTGATCAAAGTCTGCATTGTCGGATACTGTTCCCGTATAATCTCTGCTCCCTGTTTATGTGCTTCGTTGAATTTCTGGAATTTAGATATAAAACATTTTACGTTCTGCAAATCCGGATTCAGTTCTTCCTTAACTTCCTGAATCTGCTCCAGAAGTTCATTCATGCCTTCCAACGTGTTATCGTCCACCTCGACCGGAATCAGAACGTCATTCGCGGCAGTCAGTGCATTGATGACTGATATGTTGATATCCGGAGCATTGTCCACTACGCAAAAATCATACCGCTCTACTACCTGCTGCAATGCCTTTCTCAATCTGTTCTGCTGCGGTCTCACACGGTCCATGATCACTTCCATGTTTGCGATCAAGAGTCCGAGATTCGCCGTGATGATATCCAGTCCCTCATAATCTGTGTTGCGGATCAGGCTCTGCATATCCGGATGCCGGTCTGTCATAATCCGGTCAATGCCATCCCCATCTGAGGTGCGGCGGTTTAATCCCCTGCTGCAGTCTCCCTGCTTGTCGTTATCCACTAAAAGTACCTTGTATCCCCGTGTAGTAAGGATATAAGCAATATTGATGCTTGATGTAGTCTTTGCCACACCGCCTTTTAAGTTAATAATTGCGATTGTTCTCATACATATTTCCCCTTTTTTCTTAGTTGTAAATACCGTGTCGTCTTCCTACCGCTTTATCGGCACGTATCATCCACTCCGGTTTTCCTTCCTCTGGTTCGCTGTCATACAATATTTCACCTCCTTCATCTCTGTAATATCTATATCTCACTCCATTACGGACAGACATTCCCAGGAACTCCATTGTTGCCGGATTCTGGTCTGGTCTCAGGCTCCAGGCCTGTTCCGATAATTCTTTTACATTCATCTTTCTTCATCATCTCCTGTAACCATGTGGAATAACTGTGTTTCTCAGATCTTGCAGTCATTTTGTGCGGATCCTGAAAGGTATGAACCAAACGATAGATCTGTTCCCATTCAGCAGCATTTTTAATCAGTTCTCCTTTCCCATCCCGCCATCCTTCTCCTGCCATTTCTTCCAGCTTCGGAATGCGGCTTGCTACATAGCCATCCTGTGTGTGCACACAGATTTCCGAAGAAACGTTCATGCGTGAAAGAGCTTCTGCAAATGTCGCAAGGACGGACTGGTGGTATGTTCCGTTCGATTTTCCGAAATTTTCCTTTGTCTTTTCCTCGCCGTTCACCATGGTTGCAAGGACATATCCACATTTTCTTTCTCGTTTTCCCTGAAAAGTGCTGTCCGTCTCCAGGTATATGTCAACTTTCCACATGCTTTATTCCTTCTTCTTGATTTTTACCAGTGTGTAATGCCGGTACGCATAGCCGGTTACCGGGTTCTTCCCTGTCTCGATGCTTTCCGGATCCACGTAATAACCTTTTGGTGCTTTTGGCGGACGTGATTTACCGTCGCGATCAACAAGGCTCCTTCTTTTAATTTCTTCTGTCTCAGGATCCTTGCGGATGAGGTTTCTGGATGGGTGATGTCTCTTAAGTTCTTCTGACTCCCACTTCTCCAGAGGTTTTGTGATATAGACGGCAAGCTGTCTGTATCCACCCTCGCTGTAGAGCGTACGGAAATTGACATGTCCGTGCCCCCACTGCTGTTCCCACAGATCTGTAATTATCAGATCTGTAGCCGTTTTTTCATTGGTTTCACGGTTAATCAGGATGTGGATGTGTCGGCCACCTCTGGATCCGATTGCAAGACGGTATATGTATTTCAGGATCCATCCCTGTTTTTTATACTTTTCTCTGATCTTTCTCACCAGTTTACCGGCATGGTCCTTCATTTCTTCCCATGTAGGTTTATAACCTTTGGGATAAGTGAGGGTGATCCAGTAATCCCTTTCGCGGAAGTTCCACTTGATCAGCCTTCGAACATCACGTTCGCGTTTCCACTGGTTATGCTTCGCAATCTCTTCTGGAGTGGCTTTCCTTCTTTTCTGTCTGGTCTGTCCTCTTGCTCCATACTTTCCGGTATGCTTTTCTTCGATCTCTACTGTGTCTCCACAGTCCCACCTCTGTCTGATATATCCGCATAGCACCTTGTATCTCATATACACCTCTGTCGTAAGTCTAATACGTTTAATCGAGCCCCCAAGAGGTACTCGATACCTCTGTGGATCTCAAAAAAGGTCAAAAATATAGCAGGTGGTTCCTGCCTGCATCTTGACATTCAGGCGCTGTATGATATACTAACTATAGTTGTTATTTCATACAGCACCATTTAATTACCGAACCTTTACAGTTGCCGCTGTGGGGTTCTTTTTCTTTGTCTTTTTATCCTCCAGCCACAGGATTATTCCGCATACAATTCCCGCGATCGTAAAAATTCCGATCACGCATCCTGTTCTGGTATCCCATTGCCATATCGGGAGATTTCCTACAATAATCCCCGTGATCAAAGAAATGTTAAGTTCTCTCACCATCGTTTCTACCTCCTTCTATTGTGTAAGATCCTCCATAGACTTCTTTCCGGAGTTCTGCTATCTCCGCGACTCCTGATCGGGTACCGTAGCAGGAGCCGATTGTTCCGTCAGAGAATCTTATGATCCATATCTTTCTCATGCTGTTTCTCCTTGTGGTTCTGCTGGTTTCTGGGTTTCAATGAATCTTTCCAGGTCACTTCCCCGAATCTTTCTGGTTCCATTTCCTTTTCCCAAAATCAGGTATGGAAGCTGTCCGGTATTCATCAGCTCATAGACTGTAGATACATTGATGAGCAGAATTTGCGCTGCCTGCTTTGCCGTGTATAATGGTTTGTATGGTTCTACCATATCTCTCACCTCGCTTTTTGTCATATTTTGTCGTTCTTCTTTTCTTGCCACCGTGTCCTCTGGTTGTTATCATTGAGGTGTAAGTAAGGTAAGTAGAAAAGGAGAAACGTTATGTTACGTATGGATATCTACATCAATGGTGAGCTTCTGGAGCTTCAAAAGTCTGTTGTTCTAACTCCATATCAGCTCTGTCTTTTGTATTTGGGATTGCAGGGTAAGTAATTATCCTGCTTTCTTTGTGGCTTTTTCCATTGCATCTCTGCATCTAAGTAATTCAACCCCTGTACGCATCAGTTCCAATGATTTCTGGTCTAGATGCTTTAAATCTTCTGTGATTTCGTTTAATAATGTTTTTCTTTCTTCTGTCATTGTGTTCACCTCTTTCCTTTTTCTTCGATTTCTGTCTATTCTGGTTGTGCATATTGTGTTTTATGTGATGTCCTCCTATACTGTAATTGCAGGCGCTGCCATGCCTAGCATTGTAAAAAAGGAGAAATGTGATATGTCACCTATCCCGCCGCCATTTCATAACGATTTTCCAAATGTAAACCCTGAAACATTACAAAAGCTCTCTCCTGAACACTAATTCTCAACACAATATTTGCTGGTATCTCTGCTATTTGTGCAATAATATCGTTGCTAAAATAGCCAGCAATATGCATATCTTTGCAATCGACGTTATCAGCAGGAGTGAATGCATATTATTAATTTCCTTGTGAATGCATTGCAACATTCCTGCTGCATAAGCTATAATTTCGTTTTTTTCTCCTTTGGTCATGTTTTGATAATCTATATCTTCCAATTTCATTTAGTTCACCTCTTTCCTTTATTCTAAAAATGTAATTGGTTTCAATTGACTTCTGGTGTATTTTCACTTATCCTTTAAATGTAGTCTTGGAAAATTTCTCGATGCTCAAAGGAGGCTATCTATGAATTTATTGCTCTTCGTTCATATCCGTCACTTTATTACAAGGGCAAACATCACTCTTTTGCTTTCCATTATTGGCTCTCTTGGAACTTGTATTACCTTCTTATCTTCTTACAGAAATAAACGCAAAAACTTAAAAATTAAACTTTCCAATGCCGAATACAAAAAGGATCAAAAGCAACTATTATTAGATGTTTCTTTTGAAAATCGTTCACAACTTCCTATTGCCATAACTTCCGTAGATATATATTTAAACGGGCATCAAGTAACCGTCGAAAGTTATCCTTTGTGTGTAGAGGAATATGCTCACTATCACGGAAAAGAAGTTATTGACCGAAAATTCAAGTACAATCTTGATTTTCCTGTTTGTGTCCAGCCTCTATATGCAGTTGCCGGGCAAATGGTTCTTGATATTTCTCCAAAAGATTTTGAAAATTCGTCCACTCCTTTGACTTTTCAAGTTCATTCCACACGTGGGAAGGTACAGCAAATAGAATTGCCGTGTGGTCAGATAAAATATTCCTGATAGTTACATATCCTTCTATTGGTATCCTTTTGATCGGAGTTCTTAAATACATGCATTTCTCTTGCTGACTTTGAGTTTTCATTTCGGAGTCAGCTTTTTTATCGGACTTATGAATGCCTCTTCTAAAATTCGGCATCTCTTTCGCCTCCTATCCTGCTTTCTTTTCAATTGAAATTCCTTTCAAAAAATATTTGATTGCCATCTGCAAGTTCAAAAACATGCATATCACCAACACTATGTATAACGTATGTGTTAATGCTCCGATAAGCATAATCAAAAATGATACTGTGCTTGAAACAGCACTTATCAGTGTTTCTTTTTGGATCATGATTTTAATCATCTTTCTCCCCGCTTTCTTTGTCAAAATTTGTCGAGTTTTTTCGATTAATCACGAATTTTGATGCCTTCTCTTAAAATCTTCTATACTGTGATTACAGGGTACTGACATACTCAAGTAATACAGAAAGGAGGAATTTAACCATGAATATGATTCCTGTATCATCTTCCAATATTTCAAGCATTGGATATCAAAACGGAACTCTGTACGTTTCTTTCCATAGTGGCGGATTGTATGCGTATTCAGGAGTACCCGAAGCTATTTATCGAGAACTTATGTCTGCATCTTCACACGGAAAATATTTGGCATCTCAGATAAAAGGCAGATATCCATACAAACGTATCGGTTAATCAATGATGACCAAAATCACTGCCGGACCATTAACGGATATTTTTTTATCCTGATATGGTTCGGCATATTCTATTCTTACTCCTTCGCGTTTTTTCAGTTCTTCAACCAGTTCTTTAGTTGAAACTGTATCGTTCATCTCAACTCACCCCCTTACGCTGATTCCTTTTTGTCTGAATCAGTTGTAAATAAGTAATCTAGTGTCTTGTCTGGGAAAAACTCATTCTTGATTTTTGTACACTCTTTTAAGGAAATTGGACTCTTTCCATTTAGCTTAAATGAAAGTGTTGTAGGTGTAACACCTAGTAATGATGCAATACAAGATTGTGTTATTCTACATCTGGCCATTTCTGCTTCTAAGTTCGGAAACACTTTCTCACCTCTCTTTCTCGAATTTTCGTGATTACATTTTAAAGTATATACGAATTTTCGTGATTGTCAATACTTATTTTCGATTTTTCGAGATTTATTATTGTTTCAGCATATATTTGTATTGATTTTTCGAGATTTTAGTGCTATTATCAACTTAGTCATACAAGGAATAGAGAGGAGGCTAATCACAAATGCAGGAACTTGAATCCAGTATTAAATCTTTAATCATAGAAAGATACGGAAGTCTTAAGAAATTTTCCGAGACTATCAACATGCCTTGGACAACGCTCGACAGTATTCTAAAACGAGGAATGGCAAATTCTAATATTACTAATGTATTAAAAATCACTCGAGAGTTAGGCATAGATGCAGAAAAAATAGTTGATGGGGAAATATGTTTTACAGAAGAAAAAGAGCCGCTCACTATAGCAGCTCACTTTGATGGTGATGAATATACAGAGGATGAACTGGATGAGATTCGCCAGTTCGCAGAATTTGTTAAGAATAAAAGAAAATAAATAAAATAGGGGGGGTATATGTTATGGCATTAATAAAATGTTCTGAATGTGGCAAGGAATTTTCCGACAAGGCTTCGGCATGTCCAAATTGTGGGTGTCCAACCAGTGAAATGGTTGAATCTCCAATCGTAGAAGATAAGAAAGACAATTTGGATGCTATATGGAAAACAGTTCCAGAAAAAAACAACTCATCAGTCAAACCACATATCACTCAAAAAGTAAGTGCTGTCAAAATTGATGAAGTTAATCGTATGTTCCAAATTCATGGTTCAATTCCTAGCAATGGCAAGAAAAGTGGTCTTCTTGGAAAATCCTTCAAAGGCTTGATGGCTGTAAGCACGATGGGGATGTCTGTTGCTGCTGAAAAATTAATTACTGGTGGAAAAACAAGAGTTGGTTCTAATACTTGGTATCCTTTCTCCGATCTTGTCAGTTACGATCTTTTAGAGGATGATTCACTTATTACAAGTGGTGGTGTAGGACAGGCCTTGATTGGTGGCGCTTTGTTCGGTGGTGCAGGTTCAATTGCAGGTGCTATAACTGGCAAACGTGTGCAGAAAAAACGCATTGATTCATTATATATAAAGGTTACATTAAACAATTTTGATACACCATGCATACTAATTCCATTAATTACAAAACCAACCAAAACCAATAGTAAAGAATATCAGATTGCTTTCCAAGAAGCACACAAAATCTTATCAGTTTTAGATGTAATATCTCATAATCAATAGTGCTCTTAAAAAAAGTCGAGGTGTTTACGTGACTTATGAAGAATTACAAGATGTAGCCTGCAAGGACGGTATAGATGTGATTGAACATCGTTTTAAAAGTAACAATATCAAAGGTTTATATTGCAATGGTGTTGTTGCCGTGAACAAAGACATCGAAACGCAAAAAGAAAAATCTTGCGTGCTTGCCGAGGAAATCGGTCATCATTGCACCAGCTCCGGTGACATTCTGGATCAGACTGACATTATGAACCGCAAGCAAGAATATCGTGCACGGTTCTATGGATATAACCTCAAGATTGGATTAACCGGTCTGATCAGAGCATATGAATCTGGGTGCAGAAATATTTTTGAGATGGCTGAATATTTGGATGCTACAGAAGAATATCTAAAAGAAGCTCTCTTATGTTATAAATCAAAATATGGAATATGTACCGCTGTTGACAATTATATAATATATTTCGAACCATTTGCAGTGATGAAATTTGTTGCTGCTGAATGAATGCAGAGAATTTACTATTGATCAGATATCCAGAATGACCGGATATCATCAGAAGCTGATTCAGCTTCGAATTGGGAATTAATCTATTTCAGAAAGGAGTGAAACAATTTTGAACGAAGATAAATTATTTTTAACTTACAATCAACAAATGAGAAAACTTCGTAATGACAAGCATATCGAATGTAAAGGATCTGGCCACAAAAAAATTTTAATTCGTGCTGGATATTTCAATATTGTAAATGGATATAAAACGCCCTTTGTTAGTGGGCATGACTCTACTGGAAATCGCTCTTACATATCCGGTACTTCTATCAATCAGCTGCAGGCTGTAAAAAAATTCGATGATAATTTGCGTTCATTCCTGCTACGTTACATTACTCAAGTGGAAGAAGAGACACGCACGCTTTCGGGATACAAATTTGATGAATGCAATGATAACGGTGCTGTTCCCTGGTACGATACCAATGCTTATGCTCCTCAGAAATCTTTGCAGGAAAAAATGAATGTAATTTCAAAAGCTTACAATGAATTAAGCAAAAGTCAACTTGATTATGTTAAATTCTATATGGAGAATCATAAGCAGATTCCTACATGGATCATGATTAAAGTTGTTAATTTTTCAACCTTTATAGACATATTACGTTGTAGCAAAAAGGAAGTATCTCATTCTCTATGTGAGCTCTACGGCCTAAAAGATGAAGACGGGTACAATAATGTAAAGCTTTTAATAGGCTCTCTTCATTGGATGCGTAAGATCAGAAACTCTTGTGCTCATAACGAGCGTGTCTATTGTTTAACCAGAAAACAAGAGCGTCGTAGTCATTCCGGTCGTATACTGGAAAATTATTTTCGTATGTTAAGCAATGGGTACTCCAGAGATTTAGATCAACGGCTATTTGATTTGATTGTATATTTCAAATACTATCTTCCTAAATCTGAATATAAACAATTTATCAATGAACTAAAAGGAATGTTGGAGGACTTGCAAGTCAAAATTCACCCTCACGCATTCGAATATATTCGTGGTCAAATGGGAATAAAGAACTTGGACGATTTGAATACTCTCATGGCTCTTCCCAAAAACGATATTGACTATAACAAATTTGATAAACAAAATACATCAGATGAAAATAATCTAATATAA